AAGAGAAGAAAGCCCGCGCAGAGGCGGTCGGGCTGCTCTGTCAGGCACTGCAGAAAGCCGGCGTGCCGCTCATTTCGCTCGAAATCTTCGATCGTGGTGCCAGCGACTGCATGGTCAAGGCGACATTCGAATGGGGCGAGAGATGGGCAAACATCTCTATGGACGCCCCGCACACGGCGCTCTGGGACATCCTGCGACAGATCCCAGAGCTTAGGTAGGAAGGAGAGGTGATAAACATGTTGGATAGCGAACATCCGGAAGGTCCGTACATCTCCAGGGTCGCCCGGGAATGCGCTCGGTTTTATCAGGACCCGAAAAACATTCAGGCGTTTCAGGAATGGTTAGCAAAAAAGAAGAAGGAGGAAGCCGATCATGGCGATGAGACCGCCTAAAGGAGGAATAAGGAACGAAATGAGAGAAAAAGCAATGAGAGAAGTGATCCTCGCACAGTTGGGCGCGCTCCGCGCGGATGCGGGCGTCGAGCTTGTCGCGTGCAAAGACACCTGCGTCGAGGATTACCTGACGGGGAAGGCTGACGCCCTCGCCGTCGCCATGCAGATGGTGGAGTCGAAGGCGCTGCTCGAAAGCATGGCACATTTCTTGTGCCACGAGGAAACCCGCAATATGAATATGGCAGAAAGTGCCAGGTTGTGTTCGAAGGACATGATGGCTCGGATCTACGAGGGGAAAGCTGCCGGATACATGGCAGCATCTCGAGTAGTCACGGAAGTCAGGGAGGCGAATAAATCATGACCAGCGCAGAAGCAGTCGAAGTCGTCCATCAGATGATGGAGGCCCGCGAGCAAGAAGAAGCGAGAACCGCGGCTCTCGCCTCTCGAGCAGCCACGAAGAAATACGATCCTAGCGCCGCACGCAAGAGGTTCTGGAAGGAAGTGGCGATCTATCCGCTGACGCTGGTGTGCGCCGCGGCATACACCCTACTAATGGCGGTGGCTCAATGAGATGCTGCGAGGGCTGCGGAAAGCCGCTCTCCGCGGATGCCTCCCCGCGGAAACGCTTCTGCTCCGCAGAGTGTGAGCGGCGCTCTTACTACGAAGGGCGCCGCGATAAGGACCACGCTAAAGAAGAAGCGGCAGAAGGCATTCCGCTCCGAGAGTTCCAATGTGAGCAATGCGGACACTGGGTCCGCGTCATGAGCAAGAACGACAAGCGCTTCCGGTTCTGCAGCGCCAAGTGCGAGAAGACCTTTTGGAAGCGGAATAAGCCGAAGGCTGCAGGGACTTCGAAAGCTCCGGCGGGCAGAGACTTCGGCGGTGGCTACTTTGAGAGATGCTGTAAGTGGTGCGGAAAGGCCTTCGGCACACAGTCGGGGACGGCCATGTACTGCTGCCGAGAGCATAAGCACATGGCGCTGATGTGGAGGAAACAGAACGCCGCCGAAGAAAAGAAGGCTAGAAAACGGTCGAAGTACCGACCGTTCGTGGATGGAGGGAGCGACTAAATGAAAGACGAAGTCACGCTGGAACAGGCGCTCGAGCTTCTCATGGAGGATCAGCCTGTCCACGTGTTCAATGAGGATGGGGATGACTACTTCTTCGGCTACAAGAGTGCCATCAACGAAGAAGAACCCGTCCCGCATCTGGTCGTCACCGGGATCTTCGCGAATACCGAGGATCTGAAAGATGGCAATGGCGAGATGCAGGTCATCGAGCTGCAGGTGAAAGAGTAAAGAAAAAGAGCCTTGGCAGCGGCTACTGCTAAGGCTCGGGCAGGAAGGTTTCGAGGCATTCCTGCCTCTATTATACCAGAAATAGGAGGAATCATGGCAGAGCTTGAAAATCACATGGTGTGCGGCATTGGCTCCTTCGATGAAGAAGCCGCCCGCCGTCGCCTTGAGCGGGAAGAATACGAGATGGAGCACGCGGATGACGCATGGGATGACTGGTTAGGAGGCGAGCCGATTGAAAACGAAGCCGAAGCGGATGTATCCGCATCAGTGCCGGATCTGCGGTAAGACTTACTACAACTCACACAATAGCAAGAGACCGGGCACCTGCTGTGAGCGATGCCGCATGATCCACGAAAAAATCGGCTACAGGATGAGGCGGCACCCTCTGAGAGACGCAGCGGCGCTGGTGAAGCATCTGCAGATGCTGTTTAGCACCATCGAGCAGCAGATGGGTGACAAGCAGCAGATGATCGACATGATGTCTTCTTTCGAATGGGACATGATGATCGGTCTTTGCGAGAAGGACTGGCCGTTCCTCGAGGGCTGCTCAGAGGAAGAGCTGGATACGCTCGCTGAGCTGGTGGATGTGGCGGAGGATCTGCTGGATCTTCCGGCGCAGATGCCGCCCACGAAAATGCCAAGCTGCGTTTATTGGGAAGTTATCAATGTGGTGGATTCATATCATAAAAATAGGAGGAGAAATGGCGACATTGTATGAAATCGACGAAAGGCTGGCAAATATCTTTGTCACACCGGAAGGCACTGCTGTAGACGGCAGCACCGGGGAAGTACTGGACACAAAAGTCCTGGATGACCTCGAGATGGAGAAATGGTCCAAGGTGGATAACATCTGCCGGTATATCAAGAATCTCCAGTCGGATATCGAGCAGTACAAAGAAGAAGTAGACAAGCTGACGACGAGAGCCGTGTCGGCGCAGAAGAAGCTGGAAAGCCTTAAAACCTATCTGGCCATGCATCTGGAAGCGGGCAAGAAGGCGGATGTGCCTAGTGCACAGATCCGCTGGAGAAAGTCCGTGACGGTATCCATCCCGGACGAGAATATGGTCCCCATGCGCTTCATGAAGCAGGTCATCACGACCAAGCCGGACAGGCTGGCTATCAAAGAGCTTCTGAAAGCAGGGAAGGCCGTCCCCGGCGCTTCTTTGGAAGAAAAACAGAATCTGTCTATTAAGTGATAGCCATTCGGCGATTCACTTTTAGAAATACATCATAGGAGGTATATATGCTTACCATCAACAAGGGTATCCAGCAGAGTGCCGTCAAGGTCGTGGTATACGGCGTGGAGGGCATCGGGAAGACGACTTTCGCCAGCCATTTCCCCGCGCCGCTTTTCCTCGACCTGGACCGCGGCAGCCGCCGGATGGATGTCGATCGCATCGACTCTATCCAAGACTGGCCCGCTCTCATGGGCACGCTGGACCAAATCCAGCGCGACCCGTCGCTTCCCTATTCGACGATCGTCATCGATACGGCGGATATGGCGGCAAAACTGGCGAGTGCCTACATCTGCAAGGCAAACGGCAGCAAGAAGAGTATCGAAGAATTCGGCTACGGCAAGGGCTATGTGATCCTTGCCGAAGAATTCTCAAAGCTCTTGGTCAATGCGGAGGTGCTGGTGAATATGGGCTTCAATGTCGTATTCCTGGCACACGCGATGCAGCGGACGGTCACCCGCCCGGATGATACCGGGAGCTATGACCACTGGGAGATGAAGCTCCCCGGTAGCAAGAACAATTCACTGGGGGCTCTTCTCAAAGAGTGGGCGGATCTCTTGCTCTTCGCGGACTACAAAGTCATCATCCGGCAGGGGGCAGACGGCAAAGGCAAGGCGGCAGGCGGCCAGCGGCGAATGCGCGCGACGCACACACCGTTCGCAGACGCGAAGAACCGCTTCGGGCTCGCAGATATTCTGGACTTCGACTTCAAGGCAATCCAGTCCATCATCCCCGCCCGTCCTGTCACGCCGCCGAGAACCACCATGGAAAAGGCGTATCAGGCGAAGAAGAAGGTGCAGAAGGGCATCACCCCTAAAACGGCCGCGGAGCCCGCAGAAACGAAGCCAGCCCCGCCCACGAATGTGTATGACGAGCTCGCGCGTCTGATGGCGCTCGGTGTATCGGAAGCGGATCCTTCGCCGATCACGGAGGGGGAGCTGCTGAAGGCGATCCGCGAAGTAGACCCCAATGAACCCGCAGCGAAGGCCGAGAATCTGGCGAAGATCCCGGCGGACTATGTAGAAGCACTCATCAAGCCCGATACATGGGCGGGATTCAAATACTATGTGCTGAACAACATCCGCACTCCGTTTTAGTCTATAACCACGATTTCTGTTTGTAATCATGATTTTGAGGGATTTTTCCTCAATTTTCACACATTAAGTTACGAATTTTACATTTTAGGAGGAACATACTATGCCGAATTTTGGACAGTTTGGAAATGCTACACCGGATACCGAGAAGGAAAAGGCAATGGTGGTTACCGGGTTTTCTAATTTTACGGACGATGATTTCGAGGAGAAGGGAGGTCTCTTTGACCCCATCCCGAAAGGCCGTTATCACTTCGTGGTCTATGACTGCCAGACCGGCTTCACGAAGAAGGATAACACACTGATGAAGACCATCCTGATGGACATCCATCACGAAGACGGAACAAAGACACGCCTTACAGATTACTTGGTCTACAAGAGCAATCAGAAGTGGAAATTTGCCTGCTTCTTCGATGCCATCGGTCTTGGTGATGCGCTCAAAGAGAACGGCATCGGCGGTGCAGATGACCCGCTCTGGACGACCGCCGTAGGGCAGGAAGGGGACTTCGAGGTCGATAATGAAACGTCCGAGTGGAACGGCAAGCAGACCACGCGCAATGTCATCAAGAAGTACTACAAGCCCGAACGGTAAACGGTTATGAGCAAAATCGATCTAGTGCCGCTCTTGGCCTTCATCGACCCAGACTACAGCTATGAACGATGGACCCAAGTGGGCATGGCTCTCCAGAAGGAGGGCTATCCCCTGTCTGTCTGGGAAACGTGGAGCCGCAGGGGCGGGAAGTTCCATGAAGGGGAATGCGTCAAGAAGTGGCAGTCTTTCCATGAAGACCGCGAGCAGCCAGTCACCGGCGCCGTCATCACCCAGTGGGCGAAGGAAGGCGGGTGGAAGTCCTCCGGACGTCATGAAGGGCCGGTTCGCACCGTGACGGGGTTCACCTTCACGGATTCCGATTTCCTGATCGATCCATCGACGGTCGAGCCGGAAGATTTCCATGAGCCGAGTGATGGGGAATGGGACCCGAAAGGGGACCTCATCTCCTATCTGCAGGCGCTCTTCAAGCCGGATGAGTATGTCGGGCTGGCAGTGAATTCCTTCCTGGCTAAGGACGGGAAATGGAAGCCTGTCGATAATGGCCAGTGTAAGCGGACGTGCAGAGAGATCGTCGAGGCGCTGCAGCATTCTCAGCAGATATCCAGCGCTATCGGCAGCCTGCAGAATGAGGCGGCAGGGGCATGGATCCGTATCAATCCGCTGGACGGAGAAGGGGCTAAGAATGCCAATGTGACAGATTTCCGCTATGCGCTGGTGGAGTCGGACACGCTGCCTCTCGGCCAGCAGCTGGCGCTCATCCGACAGATGCAGCTGCCATGCGCTGCCATCGTCTACTCCGGCGGGAAGTCGGTGCATGCCATCGTCCATGTCGATGCCGCGACACAGAAGGAATACTATGAGCGCGTCGCCCATATTTACGGCATCTGCAACAAAAACGGCTTCAAAGTCGATGAGCAGAACAAGAACCCGTCCCGCCTGTCCCGTATGCCGGGCGTCACGCGGAACGGCAAGAAGCAGTTTCTGATCGGCGTCAATCAGGGACAGAAGGACTATCTGGCATGGCTCGCATGGACGGAGGAGCAGCAGGATGATCTGCCGCCTTTCCTCCCGCTCAATACGGTCATCGATGACCCGCCGCCTCTGAATCCGGTCTTGATCGACGGCATCCTCCGTCTGGGGCACAAGGCTATACTGACCGGCCCATCGAAGGCGGGGAAGTCTTTCTGGTTGATGCAGCTGGCGCTTGCCATTGCGTCCGGCGGTGAGTTTCTGGGATGGAAATGCCGACAGGGGAAAGTCCTCTATATCAATCTGGAAATCGACGAGAAGTCTTTCATCGATCGTCTGGAGCACATCTATCGGGCAAAGGACATGCCGATGCATCCAAGCTCCAGCAATCTCATCGTGTGGGATCTCAGAGGCAAGGCGCTCCCGATGGACAAGCTGGCAAAGATCATCGTCCGGCGGTGTAAGGACATGCATCTTGAGGCGATCATCGTCGATCCTATTTACAAGGTCATCACGGGTGACGAAAATGCCGCCAGCGATATGGCGTACTTTGGCAATCAGTTCGACTACATCTGCCGCGAGCTGGGGTGCTCGGTCATCTACTGCCACCATCACTCCAAGGGCGCGCAGGGCGCCAAGCGAGCGACCGACCGCGGCAGCGGCTCGGGTGTCTTCTCCCGCGACGCTGATGCCATCATCGACCTGACGGCGATCGAGCTGAAAGAGGAGGAAAAGGAACAGTATGGCTGCGACGTCGCTTACTGCTGTACCTGCATCCTTCGCGAGTTCAAGACGCCGAAGCCGAAAGCCATTCTCTTCCAGTATCCGCTCCACACGCTCGCTCCTGATATCGATCCGAAGCGTATTGAGGGCAGCATCGAAGGGAACCGCGTCAAAGGGAACATCACACAGACGCAGAACAAAAATGATCGCTATGAAGAATTCATCCGGATGCTGGAGCATCATTTAGCGAATGGGGATGTGGTGAATCAGAACAATCTGGCAGATGAGATGCAGATTTCCTCATCAACAATTCGGCGTTACTTAAAGCAAGCGAACGAACCTGTGCAGGTATATGAAGTAACGGCCGGACGAAGCGGACGAATCCGAAGGCTCGATGAACGAGCCTAAACCCTACCATAAACCCTACCAACTCTATATAGGAAATATATGTAATGGTAGGGTTTAATCTCACGCGGTGAATGGGGGTGTAAGGGTGGGTGTTCCTTAACATACACACCCACCCCTTCCACCCCTTCACTCACCGGAAAAAGAGTTTGAAGACTTTCCATTCTGAGGAAAGGGGAAAGAAGAATGAAAGATTTGACCCAATTAAACAAATATAGACTGGAGAAAGTGCAGCTGTTATCCATTTCTTTCTACGGGGAAGATGAACGCTACAACGGGGTATTTCGCATCCGTCTCAAGTCATCCTACCGCTGGTTTAATGTAATTGCTACCAACGGAGGAGGGTGGGACCATGTGAGCGTGACACCTTACCATCACACCAGGACCCCTACATGGGATGAAATGTGCGAAATCAAGAATCTCTTCTTTGAACCGGAGGAAGAGTGCGTGGAATTTCATCCGAAGAAGTCGGAGTACATCAACCTAAGCAAGCATTGTCTCCATCTCTGGAGGCCTAACGACGGAAGTGAACTAAGGAACCCAATCAGAGAGGCGAAGATTAGGTTAGCAGCCGATGAAAAAAATTTCGAGAAAGGGTAAAGGGAGGTAAGTCATGCGAAGCCATCTTGTGAAGGGCGCTGACCGCATCGAGCTGACGATCCGGAGCTATACGGACCGGACGGGGCGGACGCCGAAGAAAAAAGTATTGCTGCAAATGCATCGCTACATTGAGAAGGATGATAAATGGATGAACAAAGACTTCCTCTGCAAGAGCGAGGCAGAGGCTTTGATGAAAATGAGAGAAGTCAATCAGTATTGGATGGAGTTTCACGGTTATACAGTGGAGAAATCATGATTATTATTCAGACAGAAGACGGGGCTATTGTCACGGACCCGAAAGAAATCTATATCGACAAGGACTTAGATGGACATCTGCATATCTACGCGGACTTGTCCAGTACGGATCGAGTGAAAGCTGTAAAGCTGACAGTGTTCAGCTATTCAAAAAATGAATTGGGGCAGATGCTCGAGATGATGTGTAAGAAAATGAATAAGTGGCTCTTCTTTGATGAATGCCCTCACTGCGTCATCCGTATGAGAGAGGTGTTGAATAGATACATGGAGGGGTCTCATGACTGAGTGGGAAGTCCTGCTCTTCGTCTGCATCGTCGGGATGGTGCTGCTGGCGACGATTGCTTTCCTTTTCGGGAAGATCGGGGATCTTTGGCTGGCTGTCGCTGACCTGCAGGACGACCAGCGGAGCGTGGTGCGCGACCTGATGGTCTTAAAGACAGAGGTGGATGCTATGGCAGCGCGGGAAGCGGAAAGGCTGAAAAAGGAGGAGAGAATCTCATGAGCAGTACGGTGTGGTTCTTTATTGGTGTGCTGACGGGCTCGCTGGTGGCAACTGCCGCCATCCTTCTTACCTTCGAATGGTTACTCAGGAGGAAGCGATGAGCATGGTATATTTCTTCGTGCCGGGTAAGGTGCAGGGTAAAGCAAGGCCGCGGTTCTCTTCGCGAAGCGGGACTGTCTACACGCCGGGCCGAACAAAGTCTTATGAACGGCAGATCGCGGAGGCCTATGAAGCACAGCACGGGTCCTGTTTCGAGGGGGCTGTGATGGTCGTGATCGAGGCGGTCTTTCCGATCCCGAAGTCATGGCCGCGGGCAAAGAAGGCAGAGGCGCTGGCGGGGAAACTTCCGCCGGGGAAGCCGGACATTGACAACATCTTGAAAGTCGTACTCGACGGACTGAACGGCATCGCCTATGAGGACGATAAGCAAGTAGTTCTGACTCAGTGCAAAAAAGTTTATGCAGACACAACCCGTCCCGCGGGGCTGCAGGTGCACGTCATCCCGATGGATAATGCAAACGGATGTTATTAACAAGGAGGGGCTAAGCATGATAGACACAACCGGATCCCTGCTCAGCAGACAGGTGCGCAGGAAGATCGAGCGTCAAAAGAATAAAAACGCTACACTCACGGTCAAGCCGGAGTATCTAAAAGACTTGTGCTCGCAGGCAGTCAAGCAAGAAGCAGAAAAATTAGCGGCACATGCAAAAAATGAAGCTGTATCAAGGCTATTCGAAGAACTGATCGCAATTCCGGTCATGGTCATCCATGATCACTTCGGCGAGCTCAGGAAGAAAGACGGACGGGAAGAACGGTTTGCAGAGATGTGCCTCGAACTTTACGACACAGTAGAGAAAGGGTTTGTAACGCCGACGGAGCTGAGGCAGTGTTTATTCGAGGAAGCCGGCGTGCGGTTTAAGCACCACGGTGGCTCACTGACGTCAGAAAGAAAAGAGGCGACCAAAGGATGATCCTCTATTTCCGCAAGGGAGCCAGAGTGACCGAGCTCCTGCTGGCGAAGGATACCCTGAGACCGGGCATGCTTACAAAGGGTTACCTTTTCATGGTGATCGAGAGCGACGCCCGCGGGCATCTCGGGATCATGCCCAGCGAGCGGGAGCATTTCGACCTTGAATGGATGGCAAGCGCTGCCTTCTGGACGCGCGCGCGGCAGCTTTCTGACCGCGGGTGGGAGGCAGACGGCTATCCGGAAGCGGTCATCCTCTTGAAGTACTACGAGGCAAGTGACATGGCAGAAAAGAAGAAACGCGCGCTTCAGCGAAAATACGAAAAAAGGCAGGCACTTTGTGGGAAGATATACAAGCCAAAGCTCTGCGTTGAGTGTGGTCACTTGTTTCAGCCGAGCACCGCAAGGCAGAAGTACTGCAGCATAGGCTGCCAGAAGCGGTATTGGCAGGAGACCCACCGGCGCGAGAAGAAGGAGAAACAAGGATGACGGAGGAAGAGGTTAGAGATTTCTTCGGGAATCTGCGCAGCCAGCGGCAGTAACAGCCACCACAAAAGGCAACAGAGCCACGTGGTGGCTGTGGGGCGATCTGCAAGCTGTATCGGGGATGGATTGAGTACAGGATGAAGTAGCGGCTTTACCGCTGCTTCATTTTGGCGTTCTATTGACATCGACATAGGAGGGCATCAGTGAGAGTATTGGATTTGCTTCGACAGGTGTATAGGGAGATTGGGATGCTGGAGACGTCCCGCAGGCAGAAGGACATGATTATAGCGGACAATGCCGGTGTAAAGGCGATCCGATACGATAAAGACAAAGTATCCGGCGGGAAGCAGGGCGATCTGGCTGATGTGCTGCTTAATATCGAGAGGGAACGGGAGCGAATCAATGAACAGATTGCCCGTCAGCTGGAACGTGTCATGCGGCATCGGGCGGAATTGTATCAGCTCATGGAGAAGGTGCCTGATGGTCCGGGAAAGATCGCTGTGCAGGAACACTATCTCTATCGCGTGCCGTGGGGCGTAGTGGCGGAACGGCTGCATTATGGGAAGGATTATACAAGGAAGTCTGCCTATCGATGTGTAGAGCTATTGGAAGCCATGTGGCAGAAAGAAGGCCCGAAAAGCCCTGAGGAAAAGTGATATAATAGTATTGTGAAAATTGCGCGACAAAAGAAACAGGCTGCTAGTGATGGTTGTCTGTTTCTTGTAGGGGTATGAAAATGTTTTGGAGTATCCGTATGGAAAAGAGCACAAAGATTTGCATTGCTTATTGTGGACCTAGTGTTGATAATGGCTCTATGGATGCTAAGACACTAGGCGAAGTTCTGATTTCAATGAGTTCACTGGTCAATCAAGCCAATCGACTATTGAATAATGATAATTCTTCTATAGATGTCAGGGTAAAGGCAGATTTTCAAAAAGGATCGTTTGAAATTGTCTTGGCTTTGATTCAGACCTTGCCGGAACAATTCAAGTCTTTGTTTGTTGCTGGCTACAGCATTGACCAAATTGCCCAATTCCTTGATTTAACTAATAACGGTATCGAAGTTGCAGGCGCAGTAGGTGGCGGGCTCTTCTGGCTAATTAAGAAGTTACGTACCCGAAGAATTATTAAGACTGTGGAAAAAGAGAATGGGCAAGTTGAAGTGCATCCAGATAAAGGTGCTCCATTTATTGTTTACAAACCAGTATATAATTTGTTTGTAGACAAAAATGTTAGAGAGGCGTTGCCCGGCCTTGTTAAACCTTTGGAGCAAGCAGGTGTTGATCATTTTGAGGTTCGAGATATTCATGAAATGGCTCGTCCCGTTATGAGTATCAATAAAGAAGAATCAGAATATGTCAAAACAGTCCCGGAAGATGTGATTGAGGAAAAATGTTCCTGTTATGTCATATCTGTAACCGTAGAAGCTGCCGTTTTTGATGGTTCTCATAAATGGAAGTTTAATGATGGAGACACCTCTTTTACAGCAACTGTGGCGGACAAAGATTTCCTTGCGAAAATTGCAGCCGGTCAAATTCGATTAGGCCCGCAAGATTTGCTTGTTGTAAAATTAGAAAAGCATCAGCAAATCAAAAATCACAGGAAATTGGGACATACAGATAATGTTATAACGCAAGTCGTCAAATATACACCGCAAAACTAATCAGGTTTAGGCACTCATATCAATGATAGTGAGTGCTTTTTTATTGGCAGAAATAGAGGTGGTGAAGGATGTAATGGCTGTGGTGGTACTAACGGAGAAGCAAAAGAGACTGGTAGATTATTTTATAGAGACAGGCAATCAGACAGAGGCGGCCATTAAAGCCGGGTATTCAAAAAAGAATGCCCGATTCATTGCATCCAAAACCTTAGATCTGCCTTATGTGAAAGCGTTTTTGGAGAAACGTCTCAAGGAAATAGAGGAGAACCGCATTGCCAAGGCGAAAGAAGTGTTGGAGTTTCTGACGTCTTCCATGCGCGGCGAAATCAAAGAGGAAGTCGTTGTCGTGGAAGGGACTGGCGACGGCTGCAGCAAAGCAAAAACCATAGAAAAGCAGATCGGGACTAATGATCGTATCAAAGCGGCGGTGCAGCTGGCAAAGCGCTACGGACTGGACAGGCCGGAAGATGTTGACGGTGAGTCGCACATTACATTCAAGTTTGAAAGAGGCGTGGATGATGGAAATTAACGTAGCGGACCATGTGGGGCCTGCTTTTGATGCCGTCTTCCAAGACATCATTCATCACCGTCATACCCATTATTGGATGAAAGGCGGCCGTGGCAGTACGAAGTCCTCTTTTGTGAGTGTCGTGCTGCCTATCCTGCTATTGCAGAACCCCAAGTGCCATGCGGTCGTGCTCCGAAAAGTCGGGAACACCATCAAGACATCGGTTTATCCGCAGGTATTATGGGGAATCGATGCTATGGGCCTTAATGGTTTGTTTTCCGCAAAGATTTCCCCGCCGGAAATCACCCTGAAGCATACGGGGCAGAAGATTTATTTCATGGGCGATGATGATCCCATGAAGCTCAAGTCTATCAAGCCGCCATTTGGCTATATCGGCGTGGTGTGGTTTGAAGAATTCGACCAGTTCGCCGGTATGGAAGAAATCCGGAATCTGAACCAGTCTTTGCTTCGCGGCGGTGATAAATACTGGGAGTTCTGTTCTTTCAACCCGCCAAAGTCGAGAAACAACTGGGTGAACGAAGAGCAGCTCTATGACGATGCGGACAGGCTGATACACCATTCCACCTATTTGCAGGTCCCGAAGGAATGGCTAGGCAGCCAGTTCCTGCTGGAAGCAGAAAAGCTGAAGGGGAAGAATCTCAAGAGCTACGAGCATGAGTATCTGGGGAAAGTCACAGGGACCGGCGGTGCCGTCTTCGAGAATGTAGAGGATCTGCGCATGAGCAATGAGATGATCGCACAATTCGACAGGCTGCATTGCGGGCTGGACTTTGGCTTTGCAGTCGATCCGTTGGCTTTCGTCCAAATGCACTATGACGCCAAGAAGGAAGAGCTGTATGTCTTTGACGAAGTATACCAGCAGAAACTCACGAACCGCGCTGTAGCGCAAATCCTGCGCGCCAAGCACCTCACGGCACCGATCATTGCCGACTCTGCAGAGCCGAAGAGCATTGCTGAAATACGTGACATGGGTTTCAACATTATCGGATGCCGCAAAGGGCCTGATAGTGTAGCTTACGGCATCAAATGGCTGCAGGAAAGGCGGAAGATATACATTGATAAGCGCAGGTGCCCGAACACATACAGGGAATTTACTTGCTACGAATACGAGAGAAATCGTCAGGGGCAGTTTATTTCTGCCTACCCTGACGCAGACAACCATGCTATCGATGCCACGAGATACGCCTGCCAGAATGAAATGGCTAGGGCTAGAGTGAAGGTTTTAAGGAGGTGAGAACGTGGATTTAACCGTAGCTAGAAAAATGATACAGAAATATGTCACCGGTCACAGCGAATTTTTAAAACGGGCCCTGACGGCTGACAGGTATTACGACAACCTGAATGATATCCTATTCGCTCCCAGCAGGCAGGAGAAAGAGGCAAAGGGCGATATCGAGAACCCCATGCGCACGGCAGACAATCGAATCCCCATGAGCTTTTACAGCCTGCTGGTGGATCAGAAGGTGTCTTACCTTTTTACTGCCCCGCCTTTGTTTGATACACATAGCGATGACGTCAATAAGGTGATTACTGATACACTGGGAGGCAGTTATGCAAGCAGGATCCAAGAGCTGGCCACCAATGCATCCAATGCAGGGGTCGGATGGCTGCACTACTGGATTGATGAGAATGAGAAGTTCCAGTATGCCGTAGTACCCAGTGAGGAGATTATCCCGATTTGGTCGCCCAAATTGTCTCATGATCTGCTGGCAGTGCTCCGCGTGTATCGTGAGTACGATGATAACGGTGATGCCTACAAGGTTTATGAGTATTGGAATGACCGGGAATGTGAGGCTTATCGAATCCCGGAATCGGATGAAACGATGGATAGGCTATCCCCTTATAGCTGCTTTGCTGATTTTTACAATGCGGGATTGTCTGAAGCGGATAACCAGTTTATCCATAACTTCGGCCGGGTGCCGTTTATCCCATTCCGCAACAATCAACGAGCTACCAGTGATCTCAATAAAATCAAAAAGCTGATAGACGCTTATGACAAAACGTTAAGCGGTTTCATGAATGACCTAGAGGATATTCAAGAGGTCATTTTTATTTTGACCAATTACGGCGGGGAAGACCTAAACGAATTCCTGAAGAACCTGAAATACTACAAAACCATTTCCGTGGAATCTGCAGGCACAGGGGATTCGTCTGGGGTGTCCACTCTAAATATTGATATTCCGGTAGAAGCCAGGGATAAAATGCTGGAAATCACCCGAAAGGCGATCTTTACCATGGGACAGGGGGTAGATCCGGAGCAGCAGGGACTGGATAAGACTTCCGGCGAAGCCATGAAATTCGTTTATTCCCTGCTGGAGCTCAAGGCGGGGCAGATGGAAGTCCAATTCCGTATGGGATTCGACGAATTGCTTCATGCGATACTGCAGCATTATGGGAGGGACACAGCAGGCATCGTACAGACATGGACGAGAACGTCCATTAAAAATGACTCTGACCTTGTGACCATGTGCAGCAATTCCGTGGGCATTGTGTCCAATAAGACGATCTTATCCCGCCATCCATTCGTGGATGATCCAGAAGCAGAAGCAAAACAGATCGAAAAGGAACGCAAAGAGCAGGATGCGCAGGCTGATCCCTATGGAGGGGATTTAGATGGCAAGAAAGATGACTAGTTTTTATTTCCTAACGTGGCAGGTGAACCACGGTAAAAACCGGAGGAGGATTTTATGAATCAGGAAGAATTATTTGCTGAATTGGGCATCGCAGCCGATAAAAAGGAAGCAGCGAAAAAAGCGCTGACTGCTTTCTTAGATGGTGCGTATGTACCAAAATCTCGTTTCAATGAGGTCAACGAGGAAAAGAAGACCTTAACCGCTACTGTAGCGGACCGTGACAAACAATTGGAAACCCTCAAAAAGTCTACAGGTGATCTGGACGCATTGAAGAACCAGATTAAATCCCTGCAGGATGCCAACAAGAAGGCCCAAGAGGAAGCTGATGCGAAAATGAAAGAACTCCGTATCAATGACGCTATCAAACTGGCTATTGTGGACAAAGCGCAGGATGTGGACATTGTTTCCAGCTTGTTCGACAAGACCAAACTCATCCTTGGTGACGATGGAAAAATCACCGGATTGGACGAACAGCTGAAGGAACTGCAGAAGAACAAAGCATTTTTGTTTAAGCAGGCCGGCCCTAACCCGAAGTATGATCCCAAAGGCGGAAACGGAAACCCCAGCACCAATCCATTCGCAAAAGATACGTTTAACCTCACTGAACAGGGAAGATTGCTCAGAGAAAATCCGGAACAGGCCAAAGCCTTTGCACAGGCCGCCGGAGTAACCATTTAATCTAAAAGGAGACAATACAAATGGCAGGAACTACTATTTCCGATATCATCGTCCCGGAACTGTTTAATCCATACGTAGTGCAGAAAACCATGGAGAAATCTGCATTTTTCAATTCCGGTATTATTACTAGAAGCCCGGCATTCGATGCCCTGGCGAGCGAAGCAGCACGTACTCACAACATGCCATTCTTCGAAGATCTGCAGGGAGACGCTGACAACATCGTAGAAGGGCAGACTATCGAAGCACAGAAAATCACATCCAAGAAAGATGTATCCACTACCATCATGCGCAGACAGAAATGGAGTGCTTCCAATCTGTCTGCCGCACTGGCTGGTAAGGACCCGATGGCCGCTATTGGCGATCTGGTAGCAGGCTATTGGGCTAGACAGTACCAGAAGGAACTCATCAATATCCTTGCTGGCGTATTCGCTTCTACTTCCATGAAAGACCATATTCTGGATATTTCTGCACTGGAAGGGGAAGCTGCCAACATTTCTGCCTCTGCAGTCATCGATACCCTCCAGCTCATGGGCGATGCACAGGATCAGCTTTCCGCTGTGGTGATGCATTCTGCTACCAAAGCATACCTGAAGAAAAAGAACCTCATTGCTACCGAAAGAGATTCTACCAATGTGGAATTTGATACATACCAGGGCCGCCGTGTCATTGTAGATGATGGATGCCCAGTATCTGCTGGCGTATACACCACCTATTTCTTTGGTACCGGTGCTATTGCTTACGGCGAAGGTTCTCCGGTTCGTTTCGTGCAGACCGAAACCAAACGTGACCCGGATGACGGCGCTGGCGTAGACATGCTCTATAACCGCCGTTGCTTTATCATGCATCCACGGGGAGTAGCATGGACCAACAAGAAGAGGACCAATCCGGAATCCCCAACTCGCGCAGAACTGGCGGATGCCACCAATTGGAATCGTGTATATGAATCCAAAGCTATCCGCATGGTAGCCCTGAAGCATAAGGTTGGCTAATGATGGATAAGCAGTCAGAGAATGAAGCATACTGGGCCGCCAGGGCCGCAGCCTATGAAGAAGCCTGGCACAATCGTTGCCAGACTACCGTAGAGCGCGATCTGGCGGCGTATTATGAGCAGGCTCTGGCTGACATCCAAAGGGACATCGCTGCTCTGTATGGGTGCTTCGCGAAAGATAACAAACTATCTATGGCAGAAGCGCACAGACTGTTGACGGGCGATGAATATCGCGTCTGGCGGATGAGCATGGAAGAATACCTGCAGGGGATCGAGAACGGCAGCGTTCTGTCGGAGGAACTGAACACCCTCGCTATGCGAAGCCGCATTTCGCGTCTGGATAAGCTCTATGCAGAAACGCTGAAGGCTCTTGACCGGCTGGGACGCAAGACAGAAGACCGCATGACGGACTTTCTGATGGATGCCTATAAGGATCGTTTCTACCACGGCATTTATGACGTGGCAGAACGGACGGGAATCATGAAGGCGAATGTCGCTATTGATGACGATACGGCACAAAAAATCGCCGCTGCTCCGTGGAGCGGAAAGTCCTATAGTCAGCGTATCTGGAAGAATGACCAGCAGCTCGGCACGGCCCTTCGCACAGTCGTGTCGAATGGGCTGCACCGCGGGCTGTCCGTCCCTCAGATGGCAAAAATGGTAGAAGACAAAATGCATGCCGGTCTCTCCAATGCGAGAAGGCTAGTACGGACGGAAATGAACTATGTTCAGAATCGTGCAGC